ATGAGCGCAATAGTTAAAGTAGATGGTAAAGAGTATATAAAAAACTCTAGAGGGGATTTAATTCCTATGGATAAGGTTAGGCCTGTAGATATGTTAAGAGACAATGTTGTAAATGACATTGTAACTATTGCACTAGAGATGTCTAAACAGCTAAGGGATTTTAAAAAGTACGCTTTAGGTGAAGCTACATCTTTTTGCGATATGTCTTTAGAGGAGTACGGGGTTAAGTACGGGGGCAAGAAAGGCAATATATCCCTAACCTCTTATAATGGGGAGTTTAAAGTTAGTATCGATGTTCAGGACATATTAGAGTTTGACGAGAGATTACAAGCGGCTAAAGAGCTAGTAGATGTTTGTATTAATAAGTGGTCGGATGGTGCTAACGATAATTTACGGATACTCGTAAACGATGCTTTTAAGGTGGATAAAAAAGGTAACGTTGACACTAAACGTATTTTAGAATTACGACGATACGATATAGCTGATCCAGATTGGAAAACTGCAATGGATGCAATATCCGACTCTATAAAAATTAGTCACTCTAAAAGTTATATGAGGATTCATCGCAGAAATATTGAAGGTAAATTTGTTCAGATACCTTTAGACTTTTCGGCGGTTTAATATGGTTAATCGTAGTAAAAAGTTGGCAACAATACATATCGCTAAAAAACAGTGTGGTTTAGGGGATGAAGAGTATAGAGCTTTGCTTTTAGGTACTACAGGGGTTTCTAGTGCTAGGGAGATTAATACCGACGAACAGTATAAAAAGCTTATGGAGGCTTTTGGCAAACATGGTTTTAAATCCCAGGCTTATACAAAGCGTAGGATTACTGATAAACAAATATCTAAGTGCTATGCTTTGTGGTGTCGCCTCTATAAACATAATGCTGTTAAAAGTAAAAAGTATAGTGCCATGATGTCTTGGATCTACAGGCAATTAGGATCGAAGCAAGACATTATTAGGCACGACCAGAAAAGTGCATTAATAGAAGATTTAAAAAATTGGTTAGATAGAGTGGAGGGCTAAACCGATGAACGAGAATATTGTAGAAATGATTAGTAGTGTTAATAGAGTTGTAGACGACGAGGTCCTTGCAAGGGATGTTGTAAGACAAATATTAAGAGACTTTGGAGGTATGCAGTTGTATCTGCCTAAGGCCGACTCTGCGTTTAGAGTTGACGATGACAAGGAGATAGCGGAGCTGTACAACGGTACAAACATGAAACAGATTTGCAGGAAGTATAATGTTGCATCTAATACTGTGTATGCAATTGTAAGACGCGAGAAAGACAGAAAAGCTAAAGAGCGTGCTGAACGCTCGCAGGGCGTATTTAACTTTAATTAACGAGCCAATATACCTTTTCTACAATAAAACCGTTCAATGGAGTTCATGAACCGTTCATGAACAGCCTTAACATTAGCCGACAACACCTAGTTGTCGGTTTTTCTATTTATAAGCCTATAAATAGTAATTTCAATTACATTATTTAATTTTAAGAACCCCAATATAGTTTGAATATGATTAAAACAAATATCGAACTAAACCAAGTTTTAGCTATCCCACAAGAAGGCGTGCCAGAGTGGTTACTTTTAATTCCTACTGGCTCTGTTATTAGAGGCCGAGATGGGCGTGAGTTTAAAAACCCAGGTGCTACAGCTGTTATAGAGAATCAGAAATTACGGGGAGTCGACACCGTAATAGATGTGGAACATGCAACAGAGTTAAAAGCACCAAAGGGGGATTACGCCCCAGCCTACGGTTGGATAACAGAGTACAAAGAGGAAAATGGGGAGCTTTGGGGAAAAGTAGACTGGACACCTAAAGGATTAGCATCGCTTGAAGATAGAGAGTATCGATATTACTCCCCTGCATATCGCATTGAGGTGGAAGAAAGGGCAATTATATTTGTAAAAAGCATTGGTTTAACAAATAGCCCAAACCTTGCACTACCTGCACTAAATCAAGAAGAGACCCTTAAGGAGGGAACGAAATTGGATAAGATATTACCAAGTATATGTCTAGCATTAGGGCTAAATTCCGAAGCGTCTGAATCTGCTGTGCTGTCTGCTATTAACAAGTTTAAAGAGACATCGGCTCTTAATTCAGAGAGTTTAAAAACAATGATGCCAAAGGCTGACTATGATGTTGTTTTAAACAGAGCAGAAAAAGCTGAGACAGAGCTTAACAGTTTAAAAGAGAATAGTTTAAAAACTAGAGTTTCTGCAGTAGTAGATAAGGCTGTTGAAGCTGGAAAAATTGCACCTGCTAGTAAAGAGTATTACGCAACAACTTGTAACTCGGAAGAGGCTTTAAAGGCTTTTGAAGATAACATTTTAGGGAAAGCTCCTGTTGTTGTTACAAACTCAGAAGAGACACCGGATGGTGAACCTGATAAGAAATCGGACACCGAGCTAAATGCAGAAGAGAAAGATGTTGCAACGGCGTTAGGTTTAAATAGCGAAGAAGCCCTGGAGTATTTTGGGAAAGTAAAAAAGGAGCAGAAGTAGATGATTGTTAAAGCTAGTGTTTTAGAGAGCCTACGAGTTGGCTTTGTTGGTATTTTCAAAAAGGCTTTTAGCTCTGCTCCAAGCCAGTGGGAAAAGGTTGCTATTAGAATTAAGTCTAGTGGCAAAGAAAATGCTTACGGTTGGTTAAGTAAGTTCCCTCAGATGAGAGAATGGGTTGGTGATAGGGTTCTAAAAAGCATAAAAGAGAGTGCTTACACCCTACCAAACAAAAAGTTTGAAGCGTCTATTGGTGTTGATCGTACAGATATTGAGGATGATAACCTCGGCATGTATAACGGGATGTTCCAGTCTATGGGGCAAGAAGCTGTAGAGCATGTAGATAGAAATATCTTTGGCTTATTAAAGGCTGGGTTTACCTCTCTTTGTTATGATGGACAGAACTTTTTTGATACTGACCACCCTATTAATGCAGAGAATGATGGTTCTGGTGCAGATGTTTCCTTTAGCAATATTGTGAACCCTTTGGTTACCGATAAGCCAGCATGGTTTTTGCTTGATACAAGCAAACCTGTTAAGCCTCTGATTTTTCAGGAGAGAACAACTGCCGAGCTAGATGCTATTACAGATATTAAAAACGACACGGTTTTTATGAAAGACGAGTATATGTTTGGCGTTCGAGCAAGAAGAGCCTTTGGGTTTGGTCTGTGGCAACAGGCTATTGGGTGTAGAGATGCACTAAATGAGGTTAATTTTGATAAAGCATTTACCCAGATGATGACTGTAACTAGAGATGGTGGGTCAAAAATGGGTCTTATGCCAACAGTATTAGTTGTGTCCCCTGAGAATAGAGCAGCAGCTAAAGCTTTAATCGAAACTGAGAGAAAAGCAAATGGTGCTAGTAACCCTAACTATAAAGCTGTTGAAGTTTTAGTTTGTAGATGGCTGTAGGAGGTGGTTTGTGGCTGGTAAAAATGTTGTAAAGATTAAGGTTAGAAGTTTAACCAGACAGCCTGCTTATAGACGAGCTGGAATATCCTTTAAGGGTTCTGAAATTCAAGAAATTGAGGTTGATGAAAAGACTTTAAAGTTGTTACAGGCTGATAAGCACCTTAAGGTTGAAGTTTTGGAAGAGCCTAAGAAATGATCTACCTAGACTACGATAGCTTTGTTGTTAGAGAGGGGGATAAATTACCCCTTAATAACAATGGAGATATTGATACCCCTAGGGTAATGGCTTCTTTAGAAGATGCCTCTGGAATTGTTAGAACATATCTTCCAGAGCTAACCTCGGAGGATGGAAGTTTTGTTTCCCCTCCTCCAAGGTTGGCGGATTCTTTAAAGCCGATAGTTAGGGATTTAGCCCTTTACTATCTAACAGATATGGGAGGCGAAGAGAGGGCTGAGAAACGGTTTAAGGCTGTTGTCTCTCTCTTAAAAGCTCTTGGTTCAGATGGTGATGGAGAGTTGGAACCTATAGAGGATTCTAATGCTGAACTGGTTCAAGGGGTTTCACAGTTTAAAAGGAGTTTTTAGTTTTGAGTGGATCGGATATCTGGTTAGATGTTAGAGAGTTGGAGAAAATAAGCCAAGCATTTGCTAGGGCTAGAGAACTTGGAAACATTAAAAAACTTTTACATTCAATAGGAACAGAAGAAGAAGGCCAAATAAAAGAGAGATTTGAAACTAAAAAAGACCCAGACGGTAATTCTTGGACTAGTTGGTCTAAGAACTACTCAAAGGGTAAAAGCCTTTTAGTTAAAAGTGGCCGTTTAAAAAGTTCTATACAATTTAACCTTACATCCTTCGGTGTTGTTTGGGGGAGTAATTTAATTTACGCAGGCACGCATCAGAATGGCTTTGATAAAAAGGGAGTTCCTGCTAGACCGTATTTAGGCTTTGGAGAAGAGGATTTATTTTTGCTTAATGCAACTATAGAAGATTTTATAACGCAATCGGGTGGAGGAATGTTTTGACATTAGTAGAAGCTAGAGATATGACAATAGATGCTGTAAAACTTCAGGTTAAAAACAGAAAGCCTGTTATAAAGGTAATGCCCTACGAGGGAACTTTTTCAATAGACGAGGTTAAAAGGCTCTACTCCTCTACCCCTGTGATATTAATTTCTCCTCTATCTACGGATAAAGAGGGGGTTAAGCTTGCTGTTTATCTATTGGCAAAGCAGACAGACAAAGGTCTTTTAGATGTTGTTGATGGTGTAATAAATACCCTTAGGCACCTACCAGGAGCAGGCAGGCCTATTTTAGATGTGTCTGCCCTATCTTTGTATGATAAGGATGCAGGAAAGATGGGGGCGAGACTTTGGGGGTTTACAACAATGTGGCCACATATGTCTGTTGGCCAGGTCTCTACTGCAAACGGTGGAACTATTTCTAACGAGATAGAAAATATAAGAGCCAAGATTCTAAGTGTAAAAAATGTGGCTATAGGCGGGAGCGAGGCAGAGAGGTCTGTGTTGCTAACAGAAGCCTTGCCGCCTTTTGTATTAATAACACCAAAAGAAGGAACTTTTAATATTGGCCGTAGCGGATCTACAAAGTATAGCGATGACCAGGATGTGTTATGGACTAGGTATATATCCGGTTCTATAAAGATTCCAATTTTAATTGAGTGTGTAGGGAGAAACGAGGCAGAAGCCGAAGACTTAGCTTTATTGTTTTTACCTTTACTGGCGTATGCAGATGTTAAAAATGGGCTAATTAAAAAAGTAATTATTGCTGGTGCTAGTCCAACAGAGGGGCTTACCGGTACAGAGAGTTTTAGTATAGAGCTGACTTTTGAATCTCAGGTTGGAGGAGTTCCTTCTTTAGTTCCTGTTTTTAGAGAGTCAGATGTTGACTGTTAAATACCTTAGGAGGGTGGAATGGCAAAAGAGGATGCTGTAAAAAAGAAGCTTAACCCAACAATAGAGGAGTTAAGCACTGGAGTTGATCCTGCTGTTTTTGCAGGAGTTTGCGCCAAGATGAACTGGAGACCAGGGAAAAGAGTTTTAAAAGCTGATTTTACAAAAGCTGTAAAAGGGTTTTTAAATGCTCCTATTAGTGGGCGAAAGATTGGAGTTAAAAAGTGAGTAGAGGTGGAATTGAAAACAAAATAAAAGATGGCTCTTTAGGAGCAGCTGCTCCTAGTTCTACTGGTGTTTTTTGTGCTGTTGGTGTTGCAACTAACCCCTCAGGAGGGATTTTAATATTAACAGACCCAGAGGATGCCCATAAAAAATTAGGCGATGGACCTTTAAGAGACACAGTTGTATCTGCGTTAAGTTTAGCAAAGGGTACATGTTACGTAATTGCTCTAGAGGGAACTGTGCCAGGGGATGTTAGCGGTGTTACAAAGAAAGGGAAAGGTGCTGGAGTTGTTACAGTTGCTGGAGACCCTAGAAACGAGTATGACATCGAAATTATTATAAATGAGAACGGTGGGCTAAACGAAGGGCTGTTTCATTATGTTGTAGATGGCACACCTTCCCCACGAATAACTATCCCTGCAGATGGTGTGTTTACTATCCCAGATACAGGCTTAACTGTAACTTTTGATGCAGGAACATTTTTAGAGGACGATTCATTTTCTTTTAAATGTACCGAACCAGAGGCAAGTAACGCCGAGATTCTAGGGGCTGTAGATACTCTGTTTAATTCAAACTACATTTTTGAGTGGATTAATGTTGCAGGGGTGTCTGACAAAACTCTGTGGGCCGCACTTGATGCTAAGGCGGCAGGGCAAGAGGCTTTAGGTAGATATGTTTATTTTAAGTGCCAAGCTAGATACCTGAACCAAGGTGAGACTGTTGACCAGTGGGTTGCAGCACTTATAGGTATCGAGCGTGGCTTAACTGCTAGTACTAGGGTTCAGCTTTATGCAGGTTGGGTTTTAGAAGCAGACCCATTTGGGGCAATTGACGAGCGTGGTTGTATGAACCTAGCTACTGGTATGACTGCTAGACGAGATATACACGAACCTGTTGATGCTACAGCCTACGGTGCAATGCCTGGTGTTGTAGAGATGTTACCTGCTGGAATAAATGGGGGGCATATCGATGCATTAGATAATGCAGGATATACAACACTCTGTACCTACTATGGTGAAACTGGGGTTTATATTACCCACGGAAGAATGACAGCACCGCAGACAAGTGATTTTAACCTAGAAGAGAGACGACGTGTTATGGACTTCGCCTTAGCTGCGGTTAAAAAGGCTCAATTTTTATATATCAATTCTAATGTAACAGTTGGGGCTGACGGGTCGCTAGAGGGTATAGATATTTTTCAGGCTATATCTGAGCAACCTCTTAAAAATATGGAAGCCGAGGGTAAAATCTCAGGTGGTATGGTTCTTATAGATAAAGGGCAAGATATTCTCTCTACTCAAAAACTTATTACAAAGGTAAAGATTAGACCTTTAGGTAAGATGAGCTGGATAGAGAATGAGTTTGCATTTTACAACCCTAACCTAACAGGAGGCAAATAATGATTAATGGTGTTGTGTATGACTTTGAGTCTACAAAAATTATGCTACCTACAGGAATGATTGGAACCTGTGAGGATATTAAATATGGCTGTAAAAAGGATGTTGATATTGTTACAGATAAAAATGGGGTTCCTAGGGGGATTGTAAGAAAAGGGTTCGAGGCTGATTTTGAGATGGATATGTCTTTAGATCAGTTTGAAAGATTAAACAAAAGTGCAATGGCTACCGGGATTCTTGGTATGCCACCACTACCTATTACTATTGCAATGGGGGACGGAGCTTCCCCTAGAATTGTAGATCAGATAGTTGTAAAGATTACAGAGACTCCTAGAGAGTTTAAAAAAGAGTCAGAGTTAAAGATGAAGATAAAAGGGAAAATAACCGCAATACCGCTATTTAACGGTGTGCCTGTTTATATTCCGAGAGTCTAGGAGGACTTATGAAGGTAACAAAAGAGAAGATTGAAGAGCTTAAAACAGCTCATAAAGATATTTATGCAGCAGTTATTAAGTATAAAGATGAAAATGGTGATGTGAAAAATGTTGAATTTATACATAAAAAGCCATTTTTTGAGGATTACGAGAGCTTTCAGAATGAGATTCAGAAACAGGGTTCATCTGTTGCAACCTTAAATTTAATTGCAGGCATTATTGTATATCCAGAGCCTGCTGAAATTGTAACCCAGTTGCAAGCCTGCCCTATGGCTACCGATAAATGGATGCTTGAGAATATATCTCCTTTTTTCGGAGGGGACGTGCTGGAAGCGACAAGCACGAAACTTTAACTACACCAACAAGGAATCGTCTATTTGTTAGGCGTTTTCTTGGGGTTTCTGTTAAAGGTTTGACAGTAGCAGAGGTTGATCAGTTGGTTTTGGAAGCTGATGAAGTAAGGAAGATGGAGGTTGGAATTGTAGCCGAGGCTATAGTTTTGACTTTTGGTGGGGATTCTTAAGGGCGTTATGTATGCCTTTAAAGAAAAAGAATATTAAGGCTGCTGAACCTATAAAGCCTACTCCAGCCCAAAACGAATTGATTAATAATGCAATGCAATAGAGAACGACTACGGTTATTAGGATCTTTTTAAGAATACTCATAACTATATTTTAATTTTATTTTAGGAAGGTGTCAAATGAGTTCAATGGTCAGTGAAGTAGTATTAAAGTTTAGAGACAATTTCTCATCAGGTTTTAAGTCTGCAACAACCAATATGAGTGCCGCCCAAGATAAAGTAGCTAAGGGTGCTAAAGAGATTCAAAACGGTAGTGGGATGATGGCTGTGGCTAGGGACATGTCAATTGTTTCTATGCAGGTTAGCCAGGTAACTGACCAGATTCAAGCATTAACAGATATCCCAAGTCAAGTTGCTTCCTCTTTTGAAGGCTCTATGGCTAGGGTTAATACAGTCTTAAACGAGTCTAATGCTGTTGGGGGAGACACGACAGCCTCTTTCGAGATGATAAAGGCTTCTGCCGAGAGAATGGCTGGAGGTTTATCCGATGCAGGAAAGCTTGCATCTATAGGCACAGATGAATTTGCAAGCTCAGTTTATACAATGCTCTCCTCTGGATTAAATGTTGAGCAGGGTATTGCTGCAACTGAACAGGCTTCACTTTTAGCTAAAGCTACTGGTGGTAATATGGGGGATGCCGCATCCGCTTTAACTGGTATATATAATAACCTTGGAAATAAATCAGCAGAGGCTACTGCTGAAATGACTAGACTTTCAGATGTTGTTGCAGGAACCCAAAACTATTTTGCGTTTGAAAACTTACAACAATTCACAAGTGGTTTAGCAAATGTGTCAGGGATTGCTGTTAGCAATAAGATTCCACTTACACAATTATCTGCTGCTATAGGTCAATTAAACTCTAATATGATAACAGGGCCACAAGCAGGGACTGCCTTAAAAAGTGTTATTGCACAATTAGGGAATGCCAGTAAAAAAATGGGGTTTGAAATAGCTACAGCCTCAGACGGCGGTCTTGACCTTGTTAAAACATTTGAAAATATTAAATCAGTTGGTGCTGGAGGTGCTGAATTAATTGCCGCCTTTGGAACTGAAGCAGGACCAGCAATAGGGCTTTTAACAGAAAACCTAGGCGAACTAAAAAAAGGTTATGACTATGTAAATAACTCAGCAGGGGTAACTTTGTCTAATGCTTCAAAAATGTCTGAAACTTTAGCATCTAAGCAAGAGAATTTAAATACAGCAATGACCGTATGGCAAGGCAGAATGGGCGAAGGTTCTAATGCTGTTAAAAGTTTTAAAACAGATATGGCACTTGCAGGTGTTCAGATTTTAAACTTTGCAACTAGTATTCCTTTTGTTGGTGAGGGACTAGCAAGTATTGCAGGAGGTGCTGCAGAAGTTACAGGAAGTTTAGCCGGAATGGTTAATGTTGCAATGCAATCATCTACTGGCCTGCTAAGCATGATTTCTTTAGTAGAAAAAGCCCCTGCAATTATGTCAACAATGTCTGGGGGTCTTGGAATAATTGGGGCTGGATTTGGAAAAGTTAAAGCAGGAATAGTAACAGCCCTTCCTGGAATGGGAGCATGGATAGCATCGGCATGGAGTGTGGCTGCGGCACATATGGCGGCCGCCTGGCCAATATATGCAATTGTTGCTGGTGTTGCTCTGCTTATAGCAGGTGTTGTTTTAATGGTTAAACACTGGGATACAGTTTCTGTAGTAATTGTTGGTGCGTGGCATAAAATTACTGAAGCATTTAAAACAGCTTTTAATTTCATAAAAAGTATTTTTACAGAAACTCCTGCAATAGTACAAATTGCCTTAATGGCATTTGCCCCGTGGGTTGCTATTCCTATGCAGGTAATAAAGCATTGGGACTCTATAAAAGCTTGGTTTTCTGCCTTTGTAGGTTGGATTGTAAATATCCCAGGTAGAATGGCTACAGCATTTACCGTTGCATCCACAGCTATTATTAATGGTTTTAAAACAGCTTTCAATTTCATAAAAAGCATCTTTACCGAAACCCCTGCGATAATACAAATAG